GTGCATCTTCAAGCTTGTCTAGATCTGCAACAAGATCTGGTAGCTGAGTTTCTAGTGCCACTCCGCATGCCTCAACAAGAATACCAAGTGTTGCTGTCTCGTCTTCTGCATCTTGCACTTTTTTAATTACTTCCATAAACTTTCGTAGTTGCTTGATTGATAATGGCTTGAGCTTTACTTTAGCTCCGCTTTGTAGTTCAATCTCTTCTACATCATATACTGTTGTTGCCAATTTATCCTCCTTAAGGATCGTCTAAATTATTATAGCATAACCATTATAAGGGTACAACATCAAAGCCCCCAATTTCTTGGGGGCTTTGATGTTAATTATTAATATAATTAAGCTGCTAGAACACGGTCAATAATCTTACCGTATTCTGAACCATTGTGAGCTGAGTCACCTGATGGTAGCAAACGGAAAGTTACTGGGAATGTCGTTGCTGCTGTGCGAGCCAAAGAGAACTGTGACTGCTCTACAGAAAGAACACGACGTGCATAATATACACGCTCAGCTGCTGATGCTCCTGAAGTTGGAGCTTGTCCAACTGCAATTAGTTGACGCTCTGTTGGAGCTGCACCAAGTGCGCCTGCTTCCAATCCAAGTGTATCTGTCTGAGCCAAACCAGTTCCTACATTTTCTGCAAGGGTGCTTGACTTCTGACCAAATACTGCTAGAATATTTTCTAGTGTACCTTCTGCCATTTCTGTTGAAATCTGAACCATCATCGCAGACTTGAAAAGCTTAGCTGTATCGAGCAACTGATCAACAGTTACTGAATCGAATGTTGGCTGATAACTAATCTGAAGACCGTTATTTGTATAGCCTACGTTGCGGTATGCTGCTGCATCTGCTCCGCCATTTGAGTTGACATCTAGTGCGTTTAGTGTTTTCCAGTATTCTACACCATTAGCAAATGCTGGTACCTTTGTAGATGGTCCAGATGTTGCTGGTGATACTATTGCTGTTCCTGTCTTTACAACGCCTGCTTCCATGTCTGCTACGTATCCAGGTGTAGTGGAATCGTTTACAGACAAGAATAGAGGTGATGCACCAACAAGAATGTTTTTTGCATTTCCAATGTTTTGTGCCATTGTTTATTTCTCCTTCATTTCATGAAATTAATATATATATATGTGGCTGGCTAGGCCCTTTCCTCTAGTCTAATTTTACTCTACTAGGGTATAAAAGGCAAATTAGGCAAATCTGCCTTGTCCATCTGTTATTCTTGAATACTTTACTTCTAATATTACATCTGCTGCATAGAAGCCTTGTATTTCTTCTGATGGGGCTGTAGATGATATATCTGCTATATGGATACTATGGAACTTGAATTTATCTGATAGCCCCGCCCATTTATTCACATCTCTGGCAGACTCATCCATTCTTCTAAATTCATCTGTAAGGAAGTTTCTCATCTCAACAATATCCAGCAAGTCAGGTGAATATAGGGTAAGAAGGATCTGCTCGCAGCATATCATCCAGTTGTTCTCATATGACATTCCAACCTTATCATAGACTATGTGCTTTTTTCCGCTAAAGAACTGATTCATTTCTGGCTGCTGCTGAACTGGAACTATTGGTACTAAAGACTCACCTAGATTGTCTGAGTAATACTCGCTCTCATCAAATATGCAAAGCCATGTGAGTCTATTCCATAAGAACTTTCTTATTTCAAACATAGCATCTAATTTATAATTAGCCATTTACAAACCTCGCAAATGCAGCTGATGTTGCAATTTCTGCCTCATTCGCCAATTGATTTGGAGAGAAGCTATATTTAACTGATTTAATTTGTGCTGGTACTCCTAATGCTCTAGATAGTGATGAATTAAATAGTCTTTGGAATCCCGATTTTTTTATAGACATGCTTACTAGCTGTCCAGTAAAGAAGTATCTATATTGTGCAAAGAACGCATTTTTAGTTGCCGCTCCGCCTGGCTTTTTAACAGTAACTGATTGCCCCTTTGGCATGAATACTGTATATCCGTCTACATCGAACACAAGCCTCTCAGAAAATCTTGGGGAAATAACTACAGTCTTGCCTTCTTCCATAATTGAAGCTTTCTTGACAAAGACGTGCTTATTATTAGAGTTTTCAGAAGGCACAAAGGATTGTGAATCTAGCAACTCATAATTAACTTTTAACGAAAGGCCATCGGAAGGAAGTTTCTTTAATTCAAACAGTCTTGCTTCATTTTCGCCAACTCTTCCCCACTCGTATACGTGATGAAAAGATCTTGGAGCAGTTCTTGCTTTTGCATCGATATAATCTCCAAAATCAACTTGAAGCTGATCAAATATAACATTTCTAAATGCTGATTGAAATTGAGCATTTCCTGTGAGCTTAGCCATTACATTTGTTTTATAAAATAGAGCAGCAGATATTTGTGCAACTGTACTGTCTTTTATTGCACCACTTGCTGGCTTATTAGCCATAAGATTAACTAATCCGCTTGCCGCTTTAATTGCTAAAATTTCAGATGCCAATTTGCTGATTCTCCGATCTCTTCATCGAAGAGTTGTATCCTATCGTGCTTCCAAATGGGTCTGTTAGAGGGGTAACTCCCATAACTTCAAAAACAGTTGGAGTTTCAGTTGGATAATTAAGTTCTGTCCAAATAACAGTGCCTGAAGAATCTCTTATGTTTGTAATCTTATCACGCATAGTTATTCTTTCAGAAGTTCTAACTTGGATTATCTGTTCATTTGAATACTTATTGTTAAAGCTTTGCTTATCTCCTGAACGTGTGGTTGATGAATTTGTTATAATTCCTTTTGCATAACAATCTACAGTTTTTTGATAATGCCATTCTTTTTTTATAGCCCCAGTATCTTTATCTTGCTCCTCATACTGTCTATACAAATCAAACTTCATTGAGAGCATAGAGTCTACTAGGTCTAACATTATATTACCTGTACTTTTGCAGACATTACGTAGTCTGACAATAAAGCGTCTGCGTAAGCGTTTCCTGTTCCTGCATAAACGTCTGAAGTAAATTCAAAGTCCCAATCAAAAGTAGATATTTTTTTAACATACTTGTTTCTCCAGACATGATCTTTTGCAAAATAGTCTTTCATCAATTCTATTGCTGCAAGCTCTATATCGTCTGGGACTTTTTCCCATCCAAATCTTCCTTGAACTTTATAAGAAACGTCACTTCTAAATACTCCAGGGTTGTCATAAAAAGAAGGAGGCACTAATCCATTTGCAATATAAGTGTAGTTATCTAAAAGAGAAGACTTGTCTACCTTTATACCGTAGCCTGTTGGACTTACTTCTACAGCAAATCCCCAGTTGTTTATCTCAGAGATATTATCCAAAAGCAAGGAGTCGTCTGCATACAACTCATGCAAATCGTTTATTTTATTAGGCAAAGGCAAAACATCTGAATCAAATCCATTTAAAACAACTACGTCATCGTACAAAAAGAATTTCTGAGAAGTGTAAGATTCTATTTGCTTTCTAGCGAATCTTTCTGCTAGCATCAATTCCTTGTAGCTTTTGTAATTAGGGTCTGAGGCATCTACGCTAAAACCTAAATCTTGAACATGGTTAAAATCAACATATGGAGTTACAACATAAACCTCATCAACTCTGCTTACATACTTTTCTCCCATATAGTACTCCCATTTTAGCCTAAGAGTTCTATTTCTATCCGTATAATTATAAGGAATGTAAACCACATAAGTTCCTGGATTGTTTTCATCCAAAACAGAATTTAGGGTTTCTAGAATAGTAGTTGGGCTTATTGATGGACTTATTGTTGGATCAATAGTAACGTCATAAAGTTTTACTGTTGGGTTAGAAACAGGTGTTCCTATATCACCATTCCAGAATACTTGATGCGTTATTGGTGATTGAGAATTTAATAATATCTCTGCCATATGTTAGGCTTAGTTGTAATACTCCTGTACTTCTCTAGGTGTAGCCAATCTAAACCCTTCCTCCTTATCAAAAATTTCTTGAGCCACATCGGGCTTCATTGCTACAAATGGATGATCTCTTGTAAATGTGAAACCTAGTGCATCATATCTAGCATTTGGTCTATCCATCTTTACTAGAATCATATCTTCATCAAGCTTTTGACTTGGATCAAGTCTAGGAAGAATTTCATCTGCATCTTCTTTTGCATTTTCTATATTTTTAAGTGTCCCTTGGTAAACTGACCAAGTTACCCCTTCTTCTGCAAGTGCCGCAATTACATCTGCTTTATTTTTTAGTCCATCAACATCAACTGCAAAGTTTGCTGCCAATGCTTTTAGATCCTTGACTTTAAGTGTGTCAAATGACATATATACTCCTTTGGTATGTATATAAATTATAGCACTATAAAATTAAAATGAAAAGCCCCTAAAATTAATTAGGGGCCTTTCGGTAGTTATTTCTTATTTAATTAAGAAGCAACCTTAACGTCTTTTACGACTACCCATGCATCTGCCTGCTCAATTTGGGTTCCAACACGAGTATACATTGTATATTCGATTGAGTCCTTCTTTGGCCAGAAGAATCGGTAAACAGTTACATCGCGCTTGATACCAATAACAACGTTATTTGGGAATGTCAAGTGGACGTCTCCGTGATCTCCTGTTGGTGTTGCATATGAACCAGTCTGGGTTTCTTTTAGTAGTGGAACTTCAACAATTGGAATACCAAATGCGAATGGCGCTACATAACCTGCTGGACCACCTAGACCACCCTGGTCTCCACGGATAATGCTTGAAGCAATATCTTGTGGGTTAACGTTCTGGATGTTCTGTGATGTTGAGTACAAGTAGTCTTGAATTAGGTTTGAGCCAGCAAGGAAGCGTAGGTCTGGACGACGCTGCTTATACTTACGTGGCATTGCCTTAAGAGCCTTGTTGAAGATTTCACGGGAAATTGCTGCGCCCGCTCCAGCTACTACGTGGCCGTTTGCCTTTGCAATCTTAACAACACCGTCGAATGACTTGTAAAGTGCATCTCCAGTTAGAGCTGTGTTACCGTTAAGGACTACGTCCTCAAGGTCGTTACCAGCCTGTGTTGCCATAAGTCTTGCAATGTGATCTTCTAGATCTGCACCTTCAATGTTGTCTTCTAGAGACTCAGTTGAAAGCTCCCAATCTAGACGAAGCTTCTTTGTTGTGAGAGAAATCTTTGAGAACTGTACGGCTGCGTTTGAGCCAGTGTTCTCTGCTTCAGCTGCAAGCTTCATAAGCTTCTCACCGACGCCAATACGATCAATCTCTGTAGTGTCAGCTCTCATTCGAACTGTACGTGCTACTTTACCGATTACTGTTGCATCGAACATGTAATCTAGGAATCTTGCGGATTGCTCAGGATTGAGCAAGCCTCCCTTACCCTCGGAACCTACGTGAATTCCGTCGGTAGGGTTTGCTGCGCCAGTCATTCCACCTGTTAGTGTTGTGCCTGCTTCAGCTGCTTTTGCTAATAGTTCATTACTCATTAGTTTTTCACCATACCCTTATTTTGTTAATTCGCTAACGGAACCGAGGAAAGTGCCGTTCCATTTTGATTTTTTGATTGTTGTTACTCCAACTGACCCGCCAAGGTCAGAGGACTTCTTGATTGCAGTGTCTGATTCTACTGCGTCTACTCTTTTTTCAACTGTGTCCATGATGGACTTAATTGAATCAACTGCTGTTGAGAGTTCTGTGTGCTTTTCTGCTAATTCTGAAATTCTCAAATCGACATTCTTGCTAAAAGCTTCGACTGTTTCCTTGATTGTTGAAACCTGAGCAGCGTTTGCCTCAGAGGCCTTTTCCAAAGTCTCTGAGAAGAAACCCTTAAGGTCGCCTAGCATTTTAACAAAGTCAGGTGATTCCTGAGTTGTTAGTTCTGCTGATTTTTCCAGAACTTCGGCAGAAGTTTCTTCAGCTACAACTTCAGCAGACTCTTGTTCTACTGGGGCAACTTCTTCAATAATTTCTGCAGGTGCTTCTGGAGCTACTGCTTCTTCTACTACTGGAGTTGCTTCTTTTACATTAAGCTTTTCCACTTCATTTCCTCCTTCTGCAATTGCCATATTTATATTTGTGTTGTCAGGCAATGTTTGCAATCTTGATCTACGTGAATCAAGAATCTTCTCTATTTCTTTTGCTTTGTTTACGTCGTTAGATTCAACCCATCCAATAAGTTCTGTTTTCTTTCCAGTAACTGGAGACAAGTATTCTGATTCTGTTGACATAAAAACAGAATCGCTATCTGCACAATAAAAAATATTTTCCATTTTGACATCTGCTGCGATGCCCTTAAAAATCATTTGTCCGTTTACTTTTTCAATAGATAGAATGTTACATAGTTCATTTGCTGGTGAATCAACGATTGATAGTTCTACTAGTGCATAATCTTTAATAAATCTTACAGATGCTCCAGTTGATTTGTTTACTTCGTTATCTGATTCTAGAATCTTTCCGCCAATTGAAAATCCAGTTAGAGTTCCATCTAGAACTTTCTCCCAGGTATCCTGTGCGCCTTTTGAAATGTATGCGTCAACGTAAACTCCGTTGTAAAATTCTTTTGTTGTTGGGTCATAAAAAGTTTCTGGACGGAACGATGCAACCTTGCCAACTGCAAGAGGCTGATGCATTTCTCTTAGATTACCTCTAAAGCTTTCAAACGCTTTCATGCTAGCTTCTTGGGTAACGACATCACCAGTCTGATCCAGGTTATCTAGTGTAGCGAATCCTGAGACTGTTCTTTTTTCTCTATTGACCTTTGTAAATGGAACTGATAAATTAATAGCATTTCCATTAGAGGACCAATGTGACTTTTCTATGATCATATGTTATATATTATAGAGATTGTTGTATCAAAAGGCAAATAACTAGTTGAGTAGGACTAGTTGACTTGTCTTCCATCTCCCTTTGCATTTCTGCCCTCCCCAGATTTATCTGGAGAATTTGCTGATCTCTCTTGGTCACGGGCTCTACTTTGAGTAGCCTGAGCCTTAATCTCAGCTGCCTGGGCTGCAAGGTCTACTGGAACATCTCCACCTTCTCGTGGAACCATTCCCATTCTTACTCTAATTTCATTTGGAGTAATTACCTGGAATCTAAGATATCTTTCATCTATCTTAGACTGAGTATCTGCATCGGTCAAGGAAAGCTCATTAAACTTAAGCTCCATGGCATCAGTCATTTCTTGAATTATTTTATTTAATTTCTTTTCTAGATTTTCCTGAGCTGGGCGGCAAACCTGCTCTTTAAATGTTTTATCGGCATCTCTAGCTGCAGCCAAATTGATTCCAGCTGGAGTGCCAATTTTATTAATTGGAACTCTATGGGCCATTAAAATTTCGTCTCTATTAGATTGACGATAAACGTTAAATGAGGACTCTTGCGTACCAGCCTCAATTGGCTCCATTTTAAATTCAGTCTTTGAGTCTGGAGAATCTGGTGGCAGGGGAATGTACAAGGATCTATGGTTTTTGCCCTTTAGCCCAACTTGGAAAAACTCAAGTAGTTTTCTTTCAGATTCTGTAGAAAGCTTTGCTCCCTTAACTGTAATAATATATCGTGGGACTGCCTTGTTTTCAAAGTAGTCTAGATTATATTTACCAGCAAATTCATTTCCAGCCATTGCATTTTGTGCAGCAATAATATCTGGAATTCCATAATAATTATTCTTTGGGGTGTACTTCTTTAAATGAATAATTTCATTAGGTCTATCTTCTTGACCCGCTATAGGGTTTATTGTTTCTGTATCCCCGAAGTTTCTAAAGAATACCGCCTTGCCATAAAGAAGCTGTATAAAACCGTCTCTAAGGCGTCTTACACGCATTGTTTTCGAAGGGATATGACCGATGTACCCTATCTTCCCAGTTGTCGTTCTACCGACCTCCAGGTAGCCATTACCAGTAGCCTCTATGTCGGTGTAGAACTTAATAAGTGTTTCTTTAAAAGTCTCATCATCATTACAATCTTCAAGCCATCTGTGCAAGTCTTGCTTAATTCTATTTAACTTTTTACGTGCTCTTTCTAATTGCTTTTCATCACTAATTTCATCTAGCGCATCTGTTGTTTTTTTTGATTCGATAAAATCAAATCCTAATCCAACAATGTTTGCAACCTTTGCATTTATAGCTGCATAGTTGTATGGAGAAATCTCATAAATTGTTGATAGATAGTCTAGGTTGTATTCTGGCTGAATTAGATCAAAAGTGGCATACCCACTAACTGCTTGCTGATGTTGCAACTGCTGGCTAACTGCACCATCTTTTCCGACAAAAGCTTTCTGAAGATCTCTAGAAACTTTTCTTCTAAATGAAGCTCCTAGGCCCGAAAGCTTTAAAATATCTTCGCCTTCTATATCAAATAGGTCGTCTGATTTTTGAGTGGTTGGATTATTAAATCTCATCCAGTCCGCCACGTTAGAAACTTCTATATTATTGATAGACATATCGTCTTCGCTATCGATCATTTTTTACCACCATTCAGCTTAGCCATTTCTTCTTTATGTACGCTAATATCCAAAGGATCTGGAGTAAGACCCCATCTTAATCTTTGCTTTTGATACTCAAACTCTTCATCATCAATTTGTCTGCTTCCCTCAATAAACTTAGGCTGCCCAACATCTATTCCATAGTGTGCTACAGCTGAAGCAAGCAAAGCAATTCTTTCTTTATTGCCAATCATAGATGCTATGGAAAGGAAGTTATTGTCTTCGTCTCCAACCCATCTACCGTCTGGCATTTCCCAAACATAGACACCTAATCTGGTATCGCCAGATTTCATTTGAGCATTAATTCTTTTTATGTCCATAGTTAATTATTTTACCATCTTTATGTCTACAAGTCCAGCTTTTTGTCACTCAAGATGACAAAACTATATTACCTGGAACAAAATTCTGTCTCTAGAGTAGGTTGCCACCGACTCTTCTGTCATCTCCATGGACGATCCTTGAGCAATAGAGGCAGATTTTCCAATATATAGGTCATAATGTTCTTGATGGCTAATTGACGGGTTGGCATACAAAGCTATATTTTGATATAAATTATCGTCTAATACACCAGATCTTACACCCAATAACTGTTTACCATTAAACCATATTTGCCCAGTTATATTACTAGATGTTTTTATTAGTATATAGTTTGGCTCTCCTATATATAGGTAAGATGATATGTTTGTAGCAGATGAGGCGTCCTGCCCATTTATATATAAATTGCTAATATTAGACTTTGTTATTGCTCCGCCTGCCGCCCACGATAATGCTGTCTCAACAGATCCAGTTTTATTAAATATTAGATGCCCGCTAGATAAAGATTTTGGAGTAAATATCATTTCAACATTTCTATTTTCGCTTATTGCATCAATATAGAATGCTGAAGATTTTGGTCTTATCCCGCTTTTGCTTTCTCTAAGTCTTATAGGGTAACTGTCGTTTGCTATATCTATATCCCAAATAGACCCGCTTGTTGGCTGAGATATAGAAAGAGTACTGCCACCGCTGTGCCCTAACATTTTTTTTGTAGAATAAAAATAAATTTTTAATGAGTATAGTTCTGGTAAATATACATCTGAATTTGTAGAACTAAAAACAAATTTAAAATATAGAATCTTTGTTGAGGAAAAGCTAGAACCTTGAGTAAATCCTGGTATAGAAGATCCATTTACGCAAAGTGTCCACGGACCAGAATCAGAAGTTTCAGAAACATAAACAGAGACTCCGCTGGAAGCAACCCAGTCAATCTTAGAGGATACATAGTTTTTTGTTATATTCAAAACCATATCTTCTACAAATTCTCCAGAAGTAAATCCTGAATTTAAATAAATGCTATTATTATTTTTGCTATAAGAAAGAGCATTATTATCATAGATAAGAGTATCCCATGCTACTTGAGCTGGATAAACATACTTAGTTTCTACTTCTTGATATCTTTCTCCAGCTTTAAATAACTCACCTAGGTCTGGTACCGACACCTGCTCATCATTATTTAAAAATAAATTATTGTAGTGAGATAATATTGCTCTTTGAGGTAAAGCATATCTGTAGACGGCTGGACAATCAATTAAAAAATATTCTCCAGACAGTGCAGGTCCAGATAACAAAGAAATACTTGTATTCGAAAACCTAATTGATATTGATTGTGTAGCCACTAAAACACCATTTAGATATAGGCTCATTGAGTTTACAGAGTACACTCCAACAACATGAAGAACTCTGTTTGGGTTTGGAACAGAATAATCTATTCGCTCTGACTCTAATTTAAAAACAATATTTCCATTATCCCAATATAAACCAATTCCGTTGGAGTCTGCTAAGATTGGAGTCAAAGATGTAATTGTTTTTGGGTGTATCCAAGCTTCAATGGAAAAATCATTATCATAGGTATCAAATGTTCCAAATCCACCTGTGCCAGTTGTTCCAGAAAAATCCTTTGACATGGTAAACTGAATATAGTTAGATGTGTCAATCTTATTTGAATGTGCACCGCCAGAAACTATAGGCATACCCGCTTTAGATATTTGACCGATATAAGATGCATGATTGCCACAACCAGAAATATCATAGGCCACTGAGCCAGATGACTCATCTAGTTTCCACAAGCCAATTGGTGAATCTTTTACCACATCTATATAGTAGGACATATTTTAATTATAGCAGAAAGAGTGTTAAACCCAATATCCTGTTGCGACATATCTAGAGTTATTGACCCCTGGCAAAGACTTTATATTGTAATCTGAAGGATATATCAACATGCTGCCTGCTTCTGGCTTTATCTTTTTATTTGAATTGGGAATCTCAATTTCTCCACCATCATAAGAACAATTTATATACATTTTTGCTGTATATTTACCATGAGGCAAATCACTATCTTCAAAGTTTTCGTAGTACTTACGAATAGAGTAATCTGTGTTTAGGTTTACAGGCTCTTCTATATTATTGTATAGCTTGTACTGAGTAAAACAATGATGGAATGTTGCCTTTAGGTTATTGATTACAAAAAGGCTTCTGGTGTCTACTACATCATTTTGTCCAGATAGATCTGAAGAAATATTTTTTTCAGAATAAGATTCTTTATGAGACCACTTTCCTATAAGAGATCTATTTGTTTTTGAATCGTCTTCCGTTTCTTCAATAAACTGTATATAGTTGCCAATCTCTTGAAGACAATAGGTGAAGTAAAAAACTTTTGGAGATAACTCTTGAAAAACATACATTGCCATTTTAAAACCCTTTATTCTGGAACAAAGACTCCGTCAACAAATGAGCCTTTATTCAACCAAAATGACGGAACCATGTATTTGAATCCGCTTTTTACTAAATGTGCTGTATGACTATATGGTGGTTCTGATGGGAAGATTATTACGCTTCCCGCCTCTGGCTTTATTGAAAAAGTAATTCTTTCTTTGTTTCTATCATCTTCAATATCTTCTGAGGCTGCATAGTCGGTTGAAGTAAGAACTCCGTCTCTAATGCTAAATGAAAGCTCTCCGCCCTCGTAGTCATCATTAAGGTACATAACTAAAGAATACTTTAATCTTTTGTCCCCTTCTTGCTGGTCAAAATGAGAGCCCATAAAAGTACCAGTCTCGTAACGCTTAATAGCAGTATCTGTCATTAAAATTAGCTTAGACTTTTCATCCACCTTTTCTGCATAATCCAAACAAACCTTTTTCATGCCGTCAAAAATTTCAGTAAAAATATACTTGGCATCTTCTAAAATATCTTTTGGACATTTTTCTAAAAGTTCATCTAGCTTTAGGTATTTAATTCTCTTGTGCTGTCCGTAGATATACATTTCTCCACTGCAGGCACCCCACTCTTCCCAAGGTGTAACAAACTTTGAATAGTTTTCAGAGTCTGTTCTTTCAATCAAACTAACTAGGTGCTTTGGGTCAGAAACAACATTCTTGTAGTAGTAAACCTTTTCATGCAATTTTTCAGATATCATTTGTGCTCCTTCTATTTTATCTCTAATTATACCATTGTCAATCATTTAAATAGATCCTCTTTATCTGGATACACAAATTCTAGCTTAAAGTCTGGGTCTTGCTTAAAAAGAACATCTTCTCCAGATGGGTCTATCCAAAACATTGGCAACATGTATTTCCATCCAGATTTTACCTCATGTGCAGTATGACTAAATGGAGATGGTGAAGGGAATATTACAATGCTTCCAGCTTCAGGCTTAATGAAAAAATCATATTGGCCCTCATTTCTAGGATCATCAATGTCTGCAAAAAGAGCACTTTCTGTACCAGTCAGTACACCATTTTTAATAGAAAAAGAAAGCTCGCCGCCTTCGTAATCATCATTTGGCCAAACAACTAATGAATAAAGTAGTCGTGTATCTCCTTCTTGAGAATCATGGTGAACTCCCATAAACTTTCCAGAACGATATCTGTGAACTCCAAATTGTTCTAATAGTATTAATTCTTCTTGTATATTTTGCTCTTTTTTATAATCTTCGCACACAGCTCGTATAGCATTAAACAGTGGGTCTCTTATTTTAATAAACGCTTCCTTTGTTTCTTCCGAAACGTCTTTGTCTATATTGTAGACGCTATTTAAGAGACATAGTTTTTTATAACCATAAACATATGGGTGCCCCATAGACCTGTTCTCATCTACGTCCCACTGATTCCATGGAGTTAATACGGGGTACATATCTGGATTATTTTCAGAATCGTTTACAAGTTCTAGCCACTCTTTTACGTTAGGTATTGCATTTTTATAATAATATACTTGAGGGTGAAGTTCTTCCCTAATCATTCCATTTTCTAACACAGTTGTTTTTATCATTTATATTCCCCCTCAATTTTTAAAGCCACATCTTTTTTAGCAGTTTGATCTGGGCCTGGTCTCAATCTTTCGCCTTTTTCTTTAAGTGCTGCCCAAAGCTCGGCGTCTTCTGCCTGTCTTTTTCTTTGCTCTGCAATATCGGTTTCCCATAAAGCCTGCTTTTCTTCGCTGTAAGTAACCTCTTCATTGTCCCAAAATGATCCTATTGTTAATCTAGTACCCTTGGTAATCATCTGAACTTCGTGAATGTTATGGTGACCGCCAGCAAATGCCGCTAGCATTCCAGTTTTAGGTTGCAAAGAAATATCATGATCTCTAAAGTTTAGAACTCCGCCTTCAAAATCGTCATTTAGATAAAGAAATGCTGCCCACTTACTTCTTTCAAACGAATTGTACTCTGGAGAATCTATTGGTGTATTATCTGAATGGTATCCTGCATATGCACCTTCCACCCATTTCTGTGCATGATAGCTGACAAGCCTTAGCTTGTCTCCTCTGCATATTTCTGTAGCTTCCTGAATTTTATCCTGAAGAGTAGTAAAAAAATCAGGTGCTAAACCAAACTTTTCTTTATCTTCATCGTCTGGCAGATTAGATGCAAATGAGTCGTAGAATGATATAGGTGCCCATGGAAGAGTTCCTTTTTCTACGGAATGCTCCCAATATTTAATAACTCTTTCACAATCTTCTGGACTAAGAAAATTTTCAAAAAACACAATGTCTTCTTTTACACGATTTTGATTTTCTAAATTAAATGTCATTTAAACTAATCCTTTCTAGCTTTTTCATTTCTTCATAATCTATTGTTTGATATACTCCAGATCTTCTTTCTTCTTTAGTCCTGGCAATTTCCATTTCTTTCCATATTTCTTTACCATAAAGCTTTTCATTTTTTAGCCACTCTTCTGATCCAGGATAAAACCTAACCCAGTGATTTCTTATAAAATACTTAGGTGACCCCTTTACTTTTTCAACACCGTGCATATAAAATTGACCAGCATCGGAAAGAAAGTCTGGGTCACCTGCTGGGAACAACAATATGTCACCTTTTTCTGGCTTATAGTAAAGAGTTTTATTGTCTACTAAAAATGTAAGTCCTCCGCCTTCATAATCTCCGTTTAAATACATCGTACATGTAAATGTAAATTTATATCCTCTAAAATCATGATAATCTTTTTGATAATCAGTGTGAACATGCATAGCAAAGTCAGAGTCTTCTATTCCGCCATCTACCTCATATTTACATATAGAAGGCCCCATTCTTTTCCATAGCTGTGTCATTGAATCTTCTTCTTCATTAAAAACCTGAGCCTCTGAATCAATTGGAACACCAAATGTTTCCGCATACTGATTTGTTGTTTTGTTAAACACTTCAATTATTTCATCCCAGAAACCTTTTTCCATCTGGGTTCTTTCAGACGAAGAAACTGAATAATCAAATTGATCGGCTTCCTTGCCAAATGTGTACCATCCATGCCAGTTTAAAGCAGACCCTTCTGGGTTTTGCTCAGAGTCAATAATTGTTTGTGTTAGTAAATCAATGTCTTTCCATGGATTTTTAAAAACCCATATCTTTGGGTATATTTCTTTGTATTGTAGATTCATGGCTTTCGGTCTCCAGTATGCTCAAGTATCTGCCAAAAGAATGGGGACGTGTATCTTCCTCCAGCAATAACGGGCCTGACCCCATGGATATAATTTTTATCACCTGGGAAAAAATAAGCTGATCCACCGACTGGCTTAAACTCTATTCCTTGAACTGGGAAAAACAATTCGCCGCCCTCATAGTCATCGTTAAAATAAAATAATGATGCTATATCATAATGAGGGAAATCATTTGGCGTACCAGCATCTGGCCCCTCGTGGAGCTCTTTATCTGCATGAGGGTCTTGTCTTGCTCCAACAGGCCATCTCACAATAGCTGGGCCAGTTGCCTGAACCTTAACATTAAAAAACTTTTCTACTTCAACCTGTAGTCTTGCTATCAAATTGTCCACAACACCGACTATAGATGGTTCTGCAGAAATCTCCATAGATCTGCGTGTGCAAACTCTATCGTGCCAAGCATTAGCATCATATATAACTGTGCCATTTTCATTGACATGAGAATCAGTAATATCCCATGTTGTGTTATTTCTAGCAAAGTTTGTCAGCCTTACTCTTTCTTCATCCGTTAAAAAATTCTTTAGCTCTACAATATTTTCTGGGCCTGCGCCATAAAATCCAGAAGGAGTTATAGAGCCCAATGATCTGTAGTCGTGAGTGTTATTAGTATTTAATCTATTTTCCATTTTACTTATATCTCCTTCTAGTCCAAAATTTTTTCTTATAGACTCCACCTTCTGGTGTTCTAAAAGTTTCTGATGTCTCCGCTGCTTTTCTCATAATAGTTACAGGTTTATGAAAAATAAAATCTGATTCCCAGTCTTCCCTTTTAAATGGTATTATCTGCAAGTAAGGGGTTCCAGCAGGCACGACTCCAGTAAATCCATTTTGTATAAAAAACGGTATCAATCCAGATGTTGTAACCTTGTCACTATCTATTATACCACCAACGGTAAGCCATGGTAAATCAAAGTGATTTATAGGTTGTATGTAAAGAGAGCTATAGCCTTCTGGAAGCTCTGGCGCCCAATTTGCATACCAGTGAAAATGATTTTTTTCATATCCAGCAGGAACTTGAAATCCAGCAGACTCTGGTCTTTCTCCTACAAAGTCGTCGAACTTTAATGGAACCCTAGCCTTTATCCTATTATTTTTTTGATAAAACTCTATATCGCATGGTGTAACTAAAGTATACCCTGTTGTAAATGTATCTAGCATTGCTGGGCATGCTTTAAAATTAAGCATTTTGCCACCATCTTTAGTTGCGTTAGAAACTGGATTCCCATAAAAATCTTTTACGTACATATCTGCATCATGCCACCATTTTGGTATAACTTTTGCTGTAGGACACGGTGCTGTTTCAACATCATTGTAATGCTTATTTGAGTGAAATGTTATTTTGTTCATTCTGGTATTCCACAACCTTCTGGCCCATTTAAAGCGGTGTCGTCATTTTTTAATCTTAAGGATTTAACTTCATGAGATCCTATTTTATTATTTTTATGGTCTACAGCATTTCTATAAAAGTCAGTCCATTTACCAGACTTATTAATATCACTAACAATTTTGCCATAATCTTCTTTTGGGAAAAAGTCTACTGGTAAATCCTTATATCCTTTTATTACCGCCACTGAATTGTTTAAGTTTGCCAAAGAAATTGGCATTATTGCTGCAACTGGTGTATTTGCTGGAATAGTAATGATCTCATTTGCTTTAGTTATTCTCCAAGCAATTGGAAATGCCCCTTTAAAAAATGAAGTGCTTATTAATGTAGTAAAAGGCCAAACACCTTCTATAGGCCAATTTGGTGTTGGCATTGCCAACATAGTAACATCTTCTTCAGTTCTTATAACTAAGTTTGTATTAAAACTAATTGTTGCGTTGGCTCTTGATGTTGATACATATTCGTTTCCTTTTAAAACTTTAACGTGTGTATCTGTGGAGTCTGATATTCCATCCCATATAAATGATATATCTACTGGAAAGGAAACTCCCCAACCTAATGTATTTGATAGGCTTACTGGAAAACAGTGATATGCATGCTTGTCAAAAGTTTCATCCATCCACTCTCTTTTTACACCTAAAGGCTGAATATTTGCTGACTGGTTTGGATAAACTTTATAAACATCAAAGTTCATCAGTACCCGTCTTTCATTGATTTATCAGACATGAATTGTCTGTAAAAAGATTCTGTATGAGTTGCATCGTTATAGTCTGTCATTGTAACAATTGAATATTTTAATCCAGATTTTACTGGGAGGGCAGCATGTGAAAACAGATATGTTGATGGGAATATGTATAGGTCTCCAGCTTTTGGCTTTATAGTTAAATCAAGCTTATCAAATCTTAGACCACCCTCTTCATAATCATCATTGATATATGCAACCATTGATACTGTTGATATGTATGACCATCCATGATCTGAATGATAGGAGAAGTGTTGGCCTTCTCCGTATTTAATAAAATTCATAGCTTCCCAATATTTTAATTCAATATTGTAGAAAGAAGAATAATCGTTTAGCGCAACAAGTTGTACGTCATGCACATCTTGCCAAATTGCATCTACATCTTTATTATATTTATCTAGGGGATTGCTTTCTTCAAACTTTTTCCATTTAAAATCTACACAATCTCTATAGTCAGGCATTTTTTCTCTATATCCTACTGTTGCCTCTTTCCAAGTATGCATGCCCTTAGAATTGGATATTGCGTTCTCAAGTCTATTAATTACATCTAATTCTGGAGTGATTACATTTCTATATACCCAAAGTCCTGGGAACAACTCTTCTTTTTCATACATTATTTTTACTTACCATTTCCCTATTGGACACTCAGCGTCTTTAAGTTTAGTCTTTAACGCCATAAAACAACCACACTTTTTGCATTGTTTTGTAGATTTCATAAATTCTGGGCAAGAGGAGCAAATGCTATATCTTTCTTGAGATAAAGACTCTTCTGCATACTCTGCATTTGGGTCTATAAAATCCCAGGGCCTTGTTGTGCCCAGATTTTCTTTATATTTTTGCCAGGCGCTTTTGCTATTTTCTTCTGCGCTCATTAAGCATTATCTGGATTAGTAAAATTAACTCCATCATAGAGCCAACCTTTTTCAACAACAAACTGCTCATCTAACTTTAACTCCACTACATCTGAAGTTTCTACCATAGCAACAAATTCATCAATTTCTTCTTGGCTTGCAAAATTTTCTTTGCCTGATCCCCATTGGCCAACAATTTCTCCATCCATAATTCCTGCAAATCTTACTGCTTTTGGATGCGTCCAAGCTCCATCTTCTAATAAAGTAGTTTCGCCAGTCTCTATATCCTTTTTGTAAAATTTTTCATCTACATATACGTCTCCTGGCATTACGTCATAATTACTTGAATATTTTAATGTAACTCCTGATCTATACAGTGCTACCCATTTTTCTCCAGCTGGCGTAGAGGTGCTAACAAATTGAACATGTTCAACTTTTGCGTCTTTTACATATGCGAAATACGACATTTTTTCTCCTTTATAGAATTATACATTAACCTTTTAATTTAATCAATACCTGGGGCGATATTTCTATCGCCCCATCAATATTAATTAACAGAACCAGTTATTACCTGAACAGCAACAGCAAGGGCAGTAATAGTTTCCGCCGCCAACAAAGTGTGGTGGGAAGAACGGTGGGAAGAACGGTGGGAAGAACGGTGGGAAGAACGGTGGGAAGTGTGGTGGGAAGAACGGTGGGAAGAACGGTGGGAAGAACGGTGGGAAGAACGGTGGG